AACAGTGTGGAATCAGACCAATATCAAGAATCAGGAACAACTTAGGGATGAACTTTCGTATTGGATGATCAATGGTTGTATTCAGGCACTTGATGAACTGATGACAAAAAAAGAGAAGTGGTGTCAACCTTTTATTGCCGCATGTCTCATGTCTTTGCATTACTATGGTCCCAACAATCAAAAACTCCGTAATATGTGGAAGTTGATTGAGAAGGGTGTCGGTAATACTTTTAGTGATGACTGGGATGGTGTGACGCATATCACCGAGACTTGGAAGACGGGTGGTATGTTCAAGGATCCTACAGTCTGTAAAGACACTCGTTGGGATAATATGGACAGGACTGTCTCGTTCATTCTTTACTGGGTTGATAAGTATATGAATGATGAAACTGGAAGCAAGGTTGGTCGTGATTGGGACAAGGTTGCAAAGGATTATAAGAATCGGGGCACACTTAATGGACCTCTCGATGCTGCTTTCGGTATAACCGTATAAATAATTCGTCGCTCTTTCGTGCGCGACACGCTACATACGGATAATACGCTACCGTTTGGGGGGTTACCGACCCCCCTTTTTAATGCTAATATGGTTAAATAGATGTGGATGCCTTCGGGGTCCACACAATGTAATCTCGCTTTCAAAGGAGAACTAAAGATGACTAACTTAGCGAAGTATCATGCTGCCAACATGGATCAATTGTTGGACAGGATCACTAAGAATAGCATTGGTATGAATGATTATTTCGATCGTATCTTTGCACTGCACGAAACCACTTCTAATTACCCCCCATACAACCTTGTAGATGTAAGTGCCGTAGAATCTAAACTGGAGATCGCTCTGGCTGGATTCAAGAAGGCAGAGGTTGCAGTCTACACAGAGGCAGGAAAACTCTTCGTAGAGGGGCAGAAGGAAGACCAGGAGACCGATACTAAGTATCTGCATAAAGGACTAGCACAGAGGTCCTTCACGCGGGTCTGGACGCTCTCCGACGAGACAGAGGTCAGGGATGTGCAGTTTGAAGACGGTCTTCTGAGTGTGACTTTAGGGAAAATTGTTCCCGAACATCATCAACGGAAGAACTGGTTCTAAATATCGGGGGGAGGTATCCCCCCTTTTTTATTTCCAGAGATAGGCAATGGCATCCAAACAAACAAGGAATCTTGTTGGCGAATTAGATGACAAGAAAAAGATCAAGGGTGATGTTATCGATTTTGTTACTGAAAAGAAGGAGCCTATCGGAGATAAACTAGAGAATTTTGACCCATCAACTCAAGGACTTGATAACAAAGTTCTTTCGATTATCGCTGACATCTCTATTAAACAGCAGCAAATTGTCAGTATTGCAAACACAGGACAGTTTATTGCTGGGTGTGGAACAACATCTGTAGAAAATGTAAACGAAGATTTGCTTCAAGGAAAGACCTGGAACCTAAGCAATGAAAGTTATAGTGGAACTGATCCCTTTGGAGGTGTTACTAACAACACAATAACAGCATCTAATGCTGGAATTGGATCTATGAATGTTTATACTAACAGTGGAGGACCTTCTCTAGGTACTTACTATGGTTTAGAGGGTCCTGGATATGGTACAAGCGTTGATGGTGTAACCTCAGTTAGTCCAACTGGCACTGATAATGCTAATTGTACTGCCTGTAAAAATGCTATAACTGCCTTAAATTCTGAAATTGCTACGCTTAGAGCACAAGTTTCGCCTCTAATTGTTAGTATCAATTCTCTGAAAGAAGAAAGAAGTGAATTGCAAAAAGAAAGATATGGTCTTAACAGAACAGCAGCTGCTGCTCAAGATGAGATTGATCGAATCCAAGGAGCACTCGATGTTTTGAATGATCCAGACTATGATTCCCTGATCTAAATACTGTGCTATAATATCAAGAGGTAACGAGTACCCCATGTCCATTAAAGTAGCAATCATTGAAGGTGAACAAGTCATTGCTGACATTAAAGAACTGATTGATCCTGAGGATAAGCAGCGTCAGTATATGTTCACTAACCCATTTCGGATCATCTTGCAACCTACGATGACCTTGATGGAAGAAGGTTCTGAGGAACCCCTAGAAAATACATCTCAAGTTTCCCTTGCAACTTGGCAGGCTCTTACGGTAGACTCTACTTTCATTGTTAACCCCAATGCGGTGACAACATTGTTTGAACCTGTTGCCGATCTGAAGAAAATGTACCAGGAGATTACCGATGCAAGTTAAGTTGATTGTCTTCAAAGAAGATTATAAGTGCATCATTGGTGGTGTAGAGGAAGTCTATGGTGCCGATATTGGTGAACCCGACTGTGAAATCACTAAACCATATGAGTTTGTGATTCAAGATGACGACTTTGAGGGTGAATACAAAGAGCGTCTGAAACCTTGGAATGTGATGAACATGTCATCTCAAAACAAGTGTAGAATTCAGAGTGATTGTATCCTGACTTTGATTGATCCAGAACCTTTTATCCTGCAAGCATACAACGAACTGATTTCTGAATGAAATTCTATACTAATGTACAAATGATTGGGGACCAGTTCCTCGTTCGTGGTTATGAAAATGGTGAGTACATTCAGTTTAGAGAGAAATACAAACCTACATTATTCGTTCCTGCTAAGAAAGAGACCTTCTACAAGACTCTCGACGGTGATTATGTCGAACCACTTAAACCTGGATTCGTCTCTGACTGTCGGGAGTTTTTGAAGAAGTATAGTGAGGTAGAAAACTTTAAGATCTATGGTAACGAGAGGTTCATCTATCAGTATATCTCTGATAAGTATCCTCAAGATCAAATTGACTTTGATGTCAGCAAGATTCGTCTCGTAACGGTCGATATTGAGACTCGTTCTGAGAACGGATTCCCTGATGTTGAGTCTGCTGATCAGGAAATCCTGCTCATTACCATCCAAGATTACAATACAAAAGAGATTACTACCTGGGGTCAGGGTCCATTCAAGATCAAACAGGACAATGTTCGTTACATTCAGTTCAATAATGAGCGTGACCTGTTAAATAGTTTCATCAACTGGTGGATGGAGAATACTCCCGATGTTGTGACTGGTTGGAACATCCAACTGTTCGACATCCCATTCATCACGAAGCGTATTGACCGTGTTCTGGGCGAAAAACTTGCTAAGAGACTGTCTCCTTGGGGTCTAGTGTCCCAAAAAGAGGTCTTTATCAAGGGTCGTAAGCAGATTTTCTATGATATTGGTGGCATTACGCAACTAGATTACCTTGATCTATACAAGAAATTTACCTATACAAACCAAGAATCGTATCGTCTAGACCATATTGCCAATGTAGAACTCGGTCAGAAGAAACTTGACCACTCTGAGTTTGACACCTTCCAAGATTTCTACACTAACGGTTGGCAGAAGTTTGTAGAATACAACATCATCGATGTGGAGCTCGTAGACCGTCTTGAGGACAAGATGAAGTTGATCGAGCTCGCTCTGACTATGGCATATGATGCCAAGGTGAACTATAATGATGTCTTCTATCAGGTACGGATGTGGGATACCATCATCTACAACTACCTGAAGAAGAAGGGAATTGTTATTCCACCTAAAGTACAGACTGACAAGGATGAAAAGTATGCGGGGGCGTATGTTAAGGAGCCAACTCCTGGGGTATACGATTGGGTGGTCAGTTTTGACCTCAACAGTCTGTATCCTCATCTTATTATGCAGTACAATATCTCACCAGAGACAATTCTCGATGAGAGGCACCCCACGGCCAGCGTTGATAAGATACTTGGTGAGCAAATAAGTTTTGAGATGTATAAGGACTACGCTGTTTGTGCAAACGGTGCTATGTTCCGCAAGGACAAGAAGGGATTCTTGCCCGAATTGATGGAGAAAATGTATGGTGAGCGTGTCATTTTCAAGAAGAGGATGCTCAAAGCAAAGCAGGAGTACGAGAAGACTCCTACTGATGCACTTAAAAAAGAGATCGCCAGATGTAACAACATTCAAATGGCGAAGAAGATTTCTCTTAACTCTGCTTATGGTGCTATTGGTAATCAATACTTCAGGTATTTCAAACTAGCAAACGCTGAAGCAATCACTCTGTCTGGTCAGGTCTCGATTCGCTGGATCGAGAACAAAATGAACCAATATCTAAATAAACTTTTGCAGACAGAAGGCGAAGATTATGTCATCGCATCTGACACCGACTCAATCTATCTTAATCTTGGACCTCTTGTTACTAAATTTCTTAGTAGTAAGTCTGGCGATAAAGCAGCAGTTGTGGGGTTACTTGACAAGATCTGCCAGGAGAAACTGGAACCTTTTATTGAATGTTCATATCAAGAACTTGCGGATTATGTTTCGGCATATGAGCAAAAGATGAGTATGAAGCGGGAGAATATCGCTGATCGTGGTATTTGGACTGCTAAGAAGAGATATATTCTAAATGTATGGAATAGTGAGGGGGTTCAATACTCCGAACCTAAACTGAAAGTGATGGGCATCGAAGCAGTAAAGTCTTCTACACCTGCCCCATGTCGTCAAATGCTTAAGGATTCTTTCAAAATTATGATGTCAGGGTCTGAAGATGATATGATTGACTACATAGATAACTGCCGCAAGAAATTTAAGCAACTGTCTCCTGAAGAGATCTCCTTTCCGAGGTCTGTCAGTGATGTTACCAAGTACAAATCTTCGTCAGAAATTTATAGCAAGGGAACTCCCATTCATTGTCGTGGTGCTCTCTTGTATAATCACTATGTCAAGAAAGCGAAACTCACCAACAAGTATTCGCTTATCCAGAATGGAGAAAAGATCAAGTTCTGCTACTTGAAGAAACCAAACATCATTCATGAGAACATTATCTCCTTCATTCAGGACTTCCCAAAGGAGCTAGGCATTGGTAAGTATGTTGATTATGACTTACAATTTGATAAAGCATTCTTGGAACCTCTAAAGATTATCCTTGATGCTATCGGTTGGAATGTAGAAAAAACTGTAAACCTGGAGATGTTCTTCTCATGAAAGAATTAGGAAATGTTTATCCTGACGGAGAATCTAAGAGAGACAAATGGAATAGAGGTCTTGATATCTTTATTGAATCTGTGATTGAACCAGATCCTACCCTCAGAGGATGTGCTCATGAACAAAAATGCTATCACGAATTGATGGATGTCCGTCAAAATGTGCTAGAATACCTGAAAACATTGCGTTGGTTGGACTGAATGGATTTTCTAAAAGAAATTGTAAAGGAGGTTGGTGGTGAGTACACCCAACTTGCAGCAGATATTGATGACTCTGAAACATATGTGGACACGGGTTCGTACATTTTTAACGGACTTGTTTCAGGGTCTATATTTGGTGGTGTATCTGGGAATAAGATTACTGCCATTGCTGGCGAATCTAGCACTGGCAAAACTTTCTTCAGCCTCGCTGTCGTTAAAAATTTCCTTGATAGTAATCCCGATGGTTATTGTCTATATTTTGACACTGAGGCAGCTGTTAACAAGTCTCTTCTCGCAGATCGGGGTATCGATCTCAATAGAGTCGTTGTACTCAATGTAGTAACAATAGAACAGTTCCGTAGTCAAGCACTGAAGGCAGTCGATATCTATCTGAAGAAGAAGGAAGAGGATCGTAAACCCTGCATGTTTGTGTTGGATTCTCTTGGCATGTTGTCTACTGAGAAAGAGATCAACGATGCTCTGAATGACAAGCAGGTTCGTGATATGACTAAATCACAACTTGTAAAGGGTGCCTTCCGTATGTTGACATTGAAGCTTGGACAGGCTAATATACCTATGATCGTCACCAACCACACTTACGATGTCATTGGTTCTTATGTCCCTACAAAGGAAATGGGAGGAGGCAGCGGACTCAAGTATGCTGCTTCTACAATCATCTATCTCAGCAAGAAAAAAGAGAAAGATGGAACAGAAGTCGTCGGAAATCTTATCAAGGCTAAGACTGCTAAGTCGCGTCTGAGTAAGGAGAACAAAGATGTTACGGTGCGCCTCTATTACGATGATCGTGGTCTTGATAGATATTTTGGTCTTCTTGAGCTCGGTGAACTGGGTGGTCTCTGGAAAAATGTAGCAGGTCGTTATGAAATGGACGGCAAAAAAGTCTACGCTAAAGAGATCTATAAGAACCCAGACAAGTATTTTACTGAAGAAGTGCTGCAGCAACTCGATGAGATTGCTAAAAAAGAATTTAGTTACGGGGAATGACCTTGGATAGGATTGAATTGACAATC